GATATAATGGACGTGAACAATTGCAAGATCCCCTGCTGCATATATTGCATGCAGGTAGGTTCAATCGCAATAATTCGCGGTGTTTTCAGTGTTTTAGGAACTGTGATTACCCTAACGGGTAACTCAGAACCGGGATCAACCATGTCAACATCCTCTTGATGTTCCAAGAAATGGGACCAAGAGGGGAAGAGATAATCCCCAGAAGGGAATAGCTCTTCCAGACGCTGGGGCCACCTTGTTTGCTGATATTTTGCGTTTGCACGCAACTTGTCAGCGGTGGCACCAGGGCCGTGCTTGGGGATAACGTTACCATCATAGATCTCACGATCTACTTGGTTAAAAACGTTAGACCAAGCGAGCGTAGACATACGCCTAAATCTGTCGCGATCATGCGCAGAAAGACGTAAATCTACATCTCTGACGTGGTTTTCGCACTCAACGTATTTCATAAATGCTTGAGCGACCCTGTACTCAGTACAAGGCAACTCAACTTTGCTGAACAGATTAGCAATCTGCCTCACAGAGTGGATAGCATCTATGGAAGGGACGTTAAGTAACCGACCATCACTACGGTCGAAGACTAGCTCTGTGAAACCTGAGAGGAATCTCGGGAGACACGCTGACCTCTTGAAACCAAGAAAGTCAGAAGGAGCTACATGCCCTTGGTCTAGACATCTTTCGAAGTCTTTTCCGAAGGCAGGTAAAGTTATCGTCAAAAACGATAACCCTTCGTCTTCTACCCGACTCGTGATTGTTTTAAAATCACGAGTGGTGCTGGTGCAACACCTGTTACCCGCTTCCGCGAGTAACGTACGCAAAAGTACCATATGGCTTTTCATCTCAACCTCACTGATTGTGGGGAAAGAGATTCCATTGCCATAGCTACTCCGAGTACAGCTGAGTTTCAGGGGCTCCCCGTATGAAAATACGAAGTCTAACCATAACAGGTAGACAAAGTATTTGGGGAAACCTTAAATCTCAGACCTGACCACGCGCAAGCTTGGCCAGGTTCGCCGCCGAATCAGCGCCGAGCCAACTGATGAGGCCTCCGCAGTTTTCAACTGCGGAGTCAGCATCAAAGCCGTTG